ACGTGTTTAAATTCATCACCTACAGGTGTTTCGGTAGTTAGCGCCAAATGCGCTTTACGTTTGGCAAAACCCCACCGATGCTTAGTTAATTCATTTTGTACAATGTTATCGTACAGATTGTTTGCTACAGTCTGTGCGCGATTATTCCCGCTTAAAGAGGTAATAGGCATATCACCAATTAATATTAATGCGTTAGAAATTAACTTAATTTTTTCTGCCATAGAAACCTCAGTAAAAAAGGGGGCCGAAACCCCCTATACTTACGCTGTTATAGTAGTACCAGCCGCCGCAGTAATGCTTGTTGCGGTTCGTGTCTTAATATAGGTAAGAGTTACTACAGGTGCAGTAGGAGTAGTAGTGTCTTTACAGATAACAAGATCACCAATCGCCAATTCGCTAATAGCAGGCAAAAAGTAATCAGCATTATCTACAACAGTTTTAGCATCGGCAGAAGTATACTGCCAAGTAGAACCGCCGTTACCACTACCACCAATACGGCACAAACCATCTCTTGAAAAAGCCATGATATAATCTCCTTATGCGTTCTTAGTGTATTGAACTTTAACCAAACCACCAGAGTCACGAACGACAGCACCAGCTTTTAGGTTGCCGTTAGTAAGCCATGAAGTGCGCTCAGGTATCCAGTTAATTTCAGTTTTAGGAGCAATGCCAGTAGCAAGGCCAACCGCTTGCGTGTGGTAGAAATACGAATCTACTACGTTAGCGGCTTCTGTTAAACCACCTTCTGCGCGATCTTCAAGAATGCAGAAGTTAAACCCAGCTAGAGTATTGATCTCGCCATTAACCAAAGCCTTAATGTTTTGGTAGTCTGCGTTTGATACTTTATCGTCATTTAACAATCCACCAAGACCGTCAGCCTCAATAACCGCATAAAAGTCGCCGCCGCGAGTATTAACGCCTTGCTTCTTTAGCTCAACCTTAGCCTTGATAATCTTAGCCATGTTAAGGTTAGAACCTGCGCCACCTATGGCAGTACCAACAGTCGAGGTCAAAGGAGTAGATGCGTCTAGCGCGTCAATGATAATCTGATCGTCACGACGACCCAGAGCGCCTGCTACAGTTTCAGCCAGTTCTTGCTTCTCGTCAAAATTTACTTCGGCGGCATCAAAAAGATCAGTATACTCGGGAGCATTCCAGTTAGCAAGAGTACAAGTAATAAGCTCATGCTCTACGTTCATTGGAGTTACGATGTCAGAAGTAGACTTTTGATTTGCCATACCTTTACCCATGCGTCGAAACTTATAGGTATCGGCAGTTACATTGTTACGTTGTGTTACAGTTGGTCGGAGCATACCCATACCTTGATAGGCTTGCTTGACCATGCTGTCAAATTCTGTGACAGCTACAGCAGATAAAAACTTACTCATAATGATTTCCTCGAAAAAGAGTAATAAAATTTTCCAAGGTTTGTGCTGAGTACCCAGTAAAATTGGTCAGCATTCAACCTAAATTTTACTGGGCCTAAAGAAAAGGGTATCCAGTTGTTTGATTATAACTAAATACCCTTGAAGAATCAACCTACCATTTTTTGATAGGGTTTGTCGCCGCCAAATTCTTTCATCATTGCTTGGATTTTGACTTCATGGTTAGGGTCTACGCTTCTTAAAAATTGTCCGCGCTCGTTCTTTTTGTACATTTCCGTTTCAATGTCAGACCACGTTAAGCCAGTAGGATGCTCTCCACCGTCAATAGGTAGTTTAGCGGAAGCAGTTGCCTTTACAATTTCTTCTATTAATTCAATGGCATCGGCATTAGTTACTTTCTGGCTTACTTTTTCGTATGTTTCTGCGTCAAGATTATTCTTTAAAAATCCATTGACGGTGTTAATGCGTTGCTGGGCATTATCGCCTAACTTCGCCATTTCTTGTTCTTGCGATACTTCTTCTACAGCGCCCGATTGTGCTGACAACAAATCCCACGCTTCACTAAATGCGTCTTGAGACATATTGTTTTTAGTGGCAAATTCTTGTAACTCAGACAGCAAAGCATCGTCAGATTCTATTCCTTCTGGTGCAGAGTAGCCATCTTTCGGCGCGCCAGTAAACCCGCCAAACTTTTTTTCTAGCTCACTGTATCCTTTAGCTTGTTCAGCTACAGAGCCATATTTAGGATTGTACCATTCTGGAACCTCGCCAACCCCTTTGACTCCTTCTGCCAAAAAGTATTCGCCCTCTTGTAATTCTATTGTTGCTGAACTTAACAGGGTATCGCTTGCCGTTTCTTCTGGTGCGGCCTGATCTTCTAAACTCATAATTTATCCCACGGTAGTTGTATAATTTTTCGCGCCTTACTTAAAGGCTGATGTTTGTTTAATATCACACATAATGCTTGTTTGCCGTTTAACAAGGCAAGCGTATTGACGTCTATCCACTCTACATGCTGTTCTTCCTGCGTACAGCGAAACGCGCAAAACTTTTTAATATAAATAAAAGAATCAAACTTGTATAACTTTCCTAAAGTTTGCAACCACTCAAATTCAAACCCAATGGCTTCAAGATGCTTTTTGCTTTCTGCCTCTATTTGAACAAGAATATCTTTTACTGGTTTTTCTTGTACTGGCTTCTCTTTTGCTTGCGCTTTTTTTATCGGCGCTTTTTTAGCTTTTGTCATAAAATACGTGCCTGATTTATTTGATTAAGTATAAACTTTACTACTCCCGCTTCTCCATTATGATAAGCGGCTTCATAATTTACATTAGGCGCATTTAACTGCGTATCATTATTGTATACAAAACGTTGGTTAAGGTGTGCAAATACTTTTTTGCCATCCTCAGAATCGAAACACCTGTTATACGCTTTTGCTAGCTCTGCCGCTTCTGCGCGCTTTTCTTTAGCTTGCTTTTGTGCGGCCACAGCATTTATAGCCGAAGAATCTAATTCGTCCCAACTCATTGCGGTGGCGCACTAGAAGTTGGCAGTCCTTGTTGAGCCGCTTCTGCCCCAGCCTTAATAATTTGTTCTTTTTCAGTTGCGCTTCTAATTAGCTCTGCTGGCATTCCCGTTTTTTCTCCTGCCCACGTTCCAAAATCTTCTAGTTTAAATGCAATTTTTGTTTGATCTGGCCCTGCGGTTTGCAATACAAATTCTACCGCTTGACGTACTGACATTAAATCTTCACCATCTTGCGCCTTGGCTAACGGCGACAAAAACTTAATATCTATTTCTTTACCGTCTAACTCAATAGGGGTAATAAGCCCTCGGCGAGTTAAAATAGTAACCACTCGCTTTATAATAGGGATTAATACTTCTGTTTGCAAGCGCCCAAACGCAGAACCTATACGTCTTGCTAATTCTCTCGACTCAATAGCAACCTCTGTAGCACTTCGCACAGCACCATTAGGGTCGCGCAGATCGTTAAACAAAGCACGCTTAATTGCTGTCTGTAGCTCAATAATTTCAAATTGTGCAAGTTGTAAATTAGAGCCTGTATCAAGGCGTTGCAATGAAGGGTTACTAGAGTTATTTGAGCCTACAGGTATAACTACAGCGGGAGCAATGCTAATATTATATGGATTAGTCACGCCATCGTCTACGGCAGTATACATGCCTGCTAAGTCTATGGCGGCTTTTTGAAGTACAAACTCTTTAGCCTTGTTAAGCGATCTAACATCAGGCAATGCTTGCAAGGCTGGGCCTCGCCCTCGTATTTCTCCAGATACTTTAGAATAACGCCCTGTAAGCCAAGGGCTAGATTTGCCAAAATCTTCCGTCCAACTAATATGATCTTCGTCTTTACACCATACGCAACCGTAATATGTTTTAGTCTTAGGCATATACACTACGCCCTCAGACACCTCAACATCAGCATTAGGGTCTTGTTTAATTGTTTCAGCCATTTGCTTAGATGGTTTAAATCCTGCCCATTGTCTTTCTAGGTTGCGAGCTTTTACTTTAAATCTACGCCAGTGTGTTTCTATTTTTCCATGCGGCCCTTCTTCAAACGCTATGCCTTTTTGCGGAATAGCACTAAAAATAACAGGGTCATTGTTATCTTGATTTTCATCAATTCGCAGTGTGCCTGTGCCTACCAATAAATCAAGAGCATGCTCATAAAACTGTGTAGCAAAGTTAGAACGGTTTAAATAGTCAAATACTATAATGGCTTGCTTTTCAAGGTTGTCTTTGATTTCTTGCTCAGTAACGCCATAATCGCCTTCTGCCAATAACTGCAATGTTTGGTCAGACGGTGCAAAAGTGGCCCACCTTGACCAAATAGGCGCAATATTTTCTTGCAATTTACTTGCGCCTTGCTGTATAGCTTCTAGTGCAGTTGAATCAAAAATGCGCTCCATCTTTTTCTGACCAACCGTAGATGATTCAAATAAATTGCGATTAGGCAAAAAAAACTCGTACACATCATCTAAAGTGCTGTGCCAAAACGATTGTCTATCAAACGCTTTCTTTTCTCGTTCTTTTAGATCGTTAAGTGACCCAAGCTCTTTAGGTAATGACATGTTAGCGTCTCTGTGCGTTATTATTGCTACTGCGATAGCTACCCGACGAACTGCTCATAGAGCCGCCGCCTGCAAGCATACTGCCGCCTGTACCAGTCCTGCCGCCATTCATTGTGCCAGCGCCTCCGCGAGATTTTTTTGAACCTTTTGCCAACAAAGATTTTGAGCCTAGCTGTCCTGTTTTTACAGCTTTTAACCGCCTTTCTTCTTCTTCGATCTCTTTGTCTAATTGCATTGTTTGTCTTGTTACTAATGCCGTTTCTTCGGCAGTAGGCTTAGGTTGCTTTGGGCGTTTCATGTTGCGACCTCAAATATTTGTACAGTTGATATGGTGTTAAAATAAACGGCTTGTTAATGCCTAACACTTGTTTTGTGTGGCTTACGCATGTATTAAGCATGAATAAACCCCGCGAGGACTTTTTTTGCACACAACTCACAAGTCTATACGGTTTGTCAAGTATATCATTTTTATCGCTTACAGTGAACAGGTCAAATTTATCTGTTGTTTTTTGAGACACTAAATAATTATATCCTAAAGGTTTTAATATAAAACAATGTTGCACTTCTTTATGAATAAATCTAGACCACCAATGATTGCTATCTTTGGTAAATACAACATACATTTTAGAATACACTAAAGTTCACCTTTGCCTGTACAGGTTTTGTAAAGTTACTAGATTGCCTAAGCGCCTGTCTTCCTTCGCCTTCACCCTGCAAACCGTATTCTAACCCTTCTACAAAGTGAGAATATTCATTTTTGTCGGGCTTGTCTGCATATTTTTCGCCTGATACTTGTACGCGCTTGTAACAGAACCCACCTTGCAAACCTTTCCGTATCATTGACGCTTTAGGTAAAACGGTAAATCTAGGCTTTCCGTCCATTGCCATTTCTTTCATTGGCACTTCTAACGCGGCCCTTCGGTGCAGAGGGTTGTTACTTTGTGTTGGTTGACAAGGAATGCCAGCAGCTCTTAATATTTGAATAGCTGTGTCATCACTTGATTGTGTGCTATTGCCGCCAGAAGGATCACCCCACCCTACATATGTATGATTAGGGTAATTTGCTTCTAAGTATCTTTTAAGCTCTGGGGCAAACTCTACCGCGCCCGAATCATTAATACCAAACTCGTCAAAGCATACCCAGCGGCCAATCGAGGTGCGTTGCATAATCGCACACGCGGGGGTTCTTCCAAAGTCAAAACCAAGCACAATAGGATTATCTTTAGATGGTTTAAAATCCAAGTGCTGACAGTGTACAGAGTCGGTATACATAGGATGGACAGGCTTACCGTTTGATACAAATCCGTATTCATTTGCTAAGTTTACTTTTATCCAATCGTTTGTTTTTCCGCTTAATCCGCGCTTATAGTAGTTATCAGGTAGGTTAATAAGGTTTTCAGCGTCATCGTTAATTTTCCAAGACTCGCCATCCTTATACACGCCACCTGCCTGTCGATAAAAAGCCCAATCTTCGGGGCGCTCTATTTCTGCTAGTTTAAAATACCAATGATCTTCGTCGGGTGCGTTAGAATCTCCCAGCATACCGTGGTGCGTAGGGCGCACACCTTCTTTGTTAGACGGGTATCTACCGTGACGTAGATCAAGCATATCAAGGACAGCCTTAGAATGCTCTTTAGTCTCGTTTAGCCATACCCATGTTGTCTGTATACCTCGCGCTTTTTTAACGTGTTCAGGGCGATCAAAGGCAATAAAGATAACATCACACTCAACTCGCGTCCCGTCATCTAATCTAAAGCGTATAAAGTGCGTAGGAGGTTCTTTGTTACCTTGCTTAAAGTCTCCAAGTTCTCCGTGTATTTCTAGCCAGTCTTTAATGGTAGTAGAAAACAATTCTGAATAGGTATTACGAGCCGCAATGATACGAGATAAACGTACATTATAGTTTTTGTGCGACTTGTCCTTGACGGGTTCCTGTTCACACATAAGGTCAAACAGTTTAAGAATACATTGTACTGTCTTTCCAGAACCTAGTGGCCCCATGATAAAAGAGTTTCTAGCGCGGCAATCATTAAAATCTTGAAGCACTTGGCCTTGCGGCATAAGGTTGTATTCAATGTGGCTCATGCTTTATACCAAATATTCCAAAATAAATGCCGATGCGGAGCATTGTTAATATGCATCCAAACATTGCCTAAGTAGCTGCCTGATCTGTAATCATATAAGCGAGTAGGCTCCGCGTTGCAGTATTTAATTCTCAAGCATAAAGTAAAATATTTCATTTAAAATCCAAAGTCGTCATCTTTCATTTTTTGCCGAATATCCTATCATAGTTATCAGAGAATGCTTTTCTTGATTCTGCTGTAGACTTTCTAGCGTGACTACCTTTGCCACCATTTGATTCAGGAAAGTGTCTATTGCGGGTTTCTTTATCAAGTTTATGTAAGTGGCCCTTCTTCTTCATCTAATCCGTCCATAAAGTCTGTTAGTTGGTAGATAAGCTCTCTCATAGCTATAGGGTCGCGGTCAACAAAAGCAGATATAAAGGCATCTATTATTTCTGTTTCGATATCGTCTAGGTCGTAGTTTTCAAACATAATCGTTCCTTTAAAGGTACATCATAGTATCAAATTAAGCAGTAATCAAGTATAATAAAGGTGTATGTGGGCTAGAGGCTAGTGAACAATAAAACACTAGAGCCGTGGTTGACCCTCCAGACATAGCCTCCTTAGATCAGTCAGCACTGAATAAGGAATAGATTAGAGATTCGATACACATACAAAGATGCTGATGAGTCACTATCATAGTCCTCATTTCTTAAATTAACACCCCCAGTGTTAAAGGGTTAATACAACTTAAAGAAAGTCTAAGTACAACTTAGTTACTATACTCTAATCTGCGCTAACCCTTACCTACCTTGCTTCTTAGCTTACCTACTACCACTTAATGTAGTTTTTATTACTACTTAATGTAGTTTGTTAAGACCCCTTTTTTTTAACAATTTTTTTTTGAGTGAGTGATATATATACACACATCACGCCACTTCGGAAGGGGGGG